GCCCACTGATTGAGCTTTTCGAACCATTCAGCCCCTTTGCCCTTGGTGATGGTGCCCAGGGATATGCGCATCTGGTCCATCGACGAGCCGGTGTCAAGAAATCCGTCCGCAAGTTTTTTTAAGCCCCATCCAGCCAAGGAGGTTATGGCCAGGGCCTTGAGGCTGGTCAGGCTTTTGGCGATTCTGGACAGGGCCCCGCCCAGGCCCGCCGTGATCTGCTTGGCCAGTTTTTTCACGTGGGAGATGGATTTTTTGGCCATGCTTTCCACGTTTTTGGTCACCTGGCTCAGGGCAGCTCCGGCCAGATTCTTGGCCTTGATCGCAATTTCAACGGTGTTACGGCTCGGCATGTCCGATTCTCTCGTCGCAGTGTTTGGTGCACATGGCGCAGGCATGGGCGTTACGGCAGGGCTTGCCCCCCGTTTGTGCGGCCTTCTTGCCTTCTCCCTCGCTCAGCTCATGCAATTCCAAAATCTGCAATTTTCTTAATACGACATGGTCTGTTTTTATGCCCAGCATTTTGGCCGCTGCCAGCACGCCGGCATAATCCAGTCCCAAGGGATGTCCTAAAAGATCCCTGCGCCATTGGGTGACACACGCGCCAAACAGCTCCAGCGCGTCTTCATTTTCTTCCATCACTTCCGGTGCTTTTTGGTTTTCTTTTGGTGCCCGGCCTTCTTTGATCCAACGCCAGGCGTGGACGAGTTTTTTTCCGATGTCTCATCCCCGTAGGTCAGCGCCACAATCCGCTGGAACACCTGGTGTGCCGTAGTATTGGGCTCGTCATCCAGCTCTGCCGCCCGGTCCCCCATGACCATATCGATCACCCGGTCAATCAGATCATCGACTTGATCCGGCTCCATCTTGTCCATCTTGGCCAGGGAAATTCCGTCTTTGCGAAGGCCCTTGAACTCCCCCCGGGTCAGGGGCCGAAGCCCGTATTTTTCAACCAGATCCACTTCCTCTTTTACTTCCGCGTTTTCTCCCATTGCTACCCCTTTTTTTATTCATGTCCATTTGCGTTCATTTGCGGTTAGGTGAACGCGATGGAGATCTCATCGTCTCCGCTGCTCCGGTTCAACTGGCAATCGATGCCTAAGCTCCGGATGCCGTCCCGCTCGGCCTCGTCGATCTTGGTGTACTGCACCTTGGGCGCAGTAAGAGTGCAGATGTTTCCGGCCGTGGCGCTCACGACCGTACTGAGCGCGCCTTCGTTGCCGGATCTGAGTTTTCCGTAAAAATCATAGGTGGCCACCAGCACTTTTTCCGGATCGAAGGTCATGATGGGCAGACGTCTGGAAATGATCGTGGACTTATATCCGCTGTCCTGGTTGGCGTCGGGCCGCAAAGCCAAAGCATTGGCCATGTCGATCTCCAAAGAAGATAAAAGAGCCGCATATGAATCGATGGTGAACTGGGCCGCCAGAAATGCCGGTGGCTTGGTGGCATCATAGGACACCCCGGAGAGCATGGCGTCGTCCACCACACTAAAATCCGCACCCACGAACGAAAAGCTGAGCATGCCAGGTTCCCCGTTTTTCAGGGCCAATTTGACCGTGCCCCGGGCCCCCCAGATTTTATGGATCACGCCGTCCTCATACAGGGCCAGGGTATAGGACCCCACCGAGGAAGATGCCGGCGTGTAGGTCACCGATGTTTCTGCCACCACATCCTCGGCAAATCCGCAGCCCTTGAGCGCCTTGCCCCATTCCGGCGCCGTGCCGGCGGTCCCGGACCCTTTGAGTTCCACGTCAAACTCGATAGTCGCGGATCTCGCGCCCGGTACCGACGAAAAGGGCGAAAGACTCGAACTGCGCATGGGCCGCTGGAACATGGGCGTATCCGGCGTGAATTTTCCGTTGGCGTGCAGGATCGCATCTGCAGCCACCAGATCTTCGGCGGTGCCTTCCTCGCTTTCCAGCTTAATCGCCAACTGGGTTTTTGCTTCTAACATGGTTTACTCCTTTCCTTTAAAAACCAGAAGATCAGAACAGCAGAGGGTAAGAAAGTTGGAAGATGGAGCCTGTTCGGCTTTCCGACCTTCTCACCTTCTTTCCTTCTTATCTTCTTTGTCCTCAGCCTCCGACCTCTGATCTTTGTCCTTGGGCTTCCGGTCATCGATCACCGTGGTAATCCCCTCCCGGAACTCGTCTTTTATTCTCTCCGGTTCTTTGGCCATTGTGTCCTCCTTTAGGTTGACGGGTAAAGCAGCGACTGCCCGATCTCGTACTCGGCCGCATATATGGAAATCCCGCCCCCGAACCATACGGCGGTCTGGCGAATCAGCTTGAAGGGATAAATCTCCAGGGAAAGCTGCTTGGCATACAGCTTATTCCGGACCGCATCGAGCAGGGCGTAGGTTCCGGGGTTTCCGGTACCGCCGCGCCTGGCTTCTTCCTCGGAGCGCAAATTCTTGTCGCATACGAAAAGATGATACGTCATCTTTTCGATTTTCCGGGACCCGTGTTCCGTGTACGCCGACCCGCCGTACACCACGTAAATTGCCGGAAACAGCGCCACCAGGCGCTTGATATCCCCTTCTTCCAGTTCTCCCTGATAGGACTTGACGGTCCGAACGCCCAGGGACGCCTTGAGCGGGTCAACCGCCGTAATGATCGCGTCTTCGATGTCTTCGATGGTATAGCCGGCCATAGGATCTCTTTCGGATTGATGGTTGTCGGCCTATGATTTATGAGTGGTTTTTTTGTTTCTTTTAATCGTCGATCATCAACCATCAATCCTAATATTTGGACATGGTGTCTGCATCAAACATCTTATCCTTTGTACTGAACTGACTGGCCCCCGTATAATCATCTTCCCCGGGCGGGTCCGGCACCGGCTGCACGCCCAGGGTGTTTTCACCTTTGGCCACGCCCTTGAGAAAATCCACGGCATCCTTGTATCGGGTTCTTCGATCCTCCGGCGCGCCCTGGCGACGTGCGAAAAGCCTGTAAACGGCAATGATCACCGAAAAATCATGGATAATGGGGGGTGTGGGAGAAAACGGAACGCTGTAATGTTTTCCGCAATATCCGTCAATCAGGGCATCAGCGCCGGCAATGGCCGCATCGATTTTGTCCATATCCACGGAACCAGAACCATTGTCATCGGTGAGTTGGATCAGCTCATCTTCGGAAATCTGATCTTTTAAATCATCGAACGTGCAATACGCCATCTTGGCTCCTTATACGACTTTTGCATAAACCACGGCGCCCGGACGCTGCAAAACCGGCAATGGTCTGGCTTCGGTTTTGATCCACCGTCCGCTGGGATCTTGTTTTTTCCAGGATTTGGAAAAGAACATAACGCCGTTGCCGTTGGCATCGATATTGCCCACGCCGCCCGGAGCGTCATCATCCACCACCGGCGCATACGGCACGTCCACCAGGTCGTCGCAGATGCCGATGAGCATGAAATACTCCTTGCCGATGAACCGCTGCCGGGTGCCCTCATCGTCAATAAACGATCCGTCGTATTCGTTGATTTCCGTTTTGGCCAGGCGTGCCACATCTTCTTCCTCGGCAATTTTTCTTCCCTTTGCATATTTTAAAAGATCGAGAACCTTGGTATTTGTAAGCAAGGCATCCATTGCCTCATATCCTACAAAGGACACCCATTGGGAAATGGCCGCATTGCTGTCGTCTTGGATGAGCCGTTTATATTTCCTGATTTGATTGATGGGATTGCACGCGGACGCCGTCCACAGATCGTCTCCGGATTCTTCGGGCGTGTGAGAGGAATCCACGTTGTAATTCACCAGCTCGGTAGTCAGATCCGAATCGTAAATGATCCCTTTTAAGGCATTGCAGGCCCAGAACTCTAAAGTTCTGTCATGTTCGTTGCGCATGTCTTTTTGTTCCCGGGCGATTCGAGTCTTCATCATCTCCACGCCGATTTGCTTGCCGTACGCTCGCAGCGCATTCAGCTCCGCCGTATGAATAAATCGTTTGGTCGCCAGCCGGGGTGCGGTCAGGGTCACGACTTTTCGCCCGGTTTTGTCCGTTACCGTTGCGGGCGCATAGATGGAGATGTTTTTTAGAACCCTTTGAGATCCCGTAATAATTTCAAAGGCCAGCCGGTCGGACACTTCCATGTGCTCTTTGCCCCTGAAAATTCGATTGTAAACTTTCATGGCCGGCGCCTTCATGGCATTGACCGCTGTTGTGAGAACTCTTATTTTGAAAAGATCATCCATTGTTTTTTCTCCTTTTTAGGATTGTGGTTTTGATTTATACGAAATCCTTGTCCACCAGTATGCCGTGATCCTGGAGATCCAGGATGGCCGCGTTTTTCTGTGCATCGGTGATGCCGTCCGGCCAGACCAGGTCATCCAGACGATAGGTTCCCATGAAATAGGCCTGGGCCGCCGCATCCGCACTGGAGGCATCCACATCTTCCAGCAAAATCGTCCTGGCCTGCTGGATACCGGTAACGCCGGCGGGATCAAGCTCTTCGTATTTATGGCTGCCGGGTTCCACCGGAACCGTAAAAGAATCCCCGACCACAAAATCGGTTTCTCCGTCTGAGATCGTAAAATTGACGTGGCCCGAAGTGTAAGCAACACCGACCTCGGCATCGTCAAGACGTATGCCGTCCGGGGCGATTACCTTGAAGGTGCCGCCATTGGCCGCCGCCCCGATACAGGTCAAGGCGTAATCTCCTATCTGTGCGTTTTTTCCGAGAGTTACGGACCCGATAGTTCCGTCGCCGGTGTTTCCTCCCCCGGCAGCCGGAGTGCCCAGGGCCTTTTTTATCAGCCCCAGCACTGCTCCGCGCAACAGGACGCCTGCGCCGCTGATTATCGTTACCGGTTTTTGTTCGTGGACGTCGCTTGCCACAAGCTGGCTTAATTCCTCTCCCGATGTTTCGGTAACACCCAATGTTCCTGCCATGATATCCCCCTTTTTGTTCGTTAAGATTGTTTTTGTTAGTTATGATCGCCTGTCAATTTACTTTTGCCGCAATGCTCTCGCCGGTTTCCTGGTCCTTTTTGGCCTCGGCAAATTCGGCCGCTTGCCCGGCCTTTTCTTTGGTGGCCATTTCCTTGAATATGGAGCTTTCTCCAAACCCTTCCAAAAACTCTTTAAACCATTTGAGCGGCGTCTTTTTTTCGCTCCCTTCGGCAAAAGTAATTTCCAAGGTTCCGTCCAGGCTCTGCATAAACGCTACCAGACCGGCATCCTTCCAGGAAGGCGGAATTTTCGTTTTCGAGACCATATCATCGCAGAAATCAGAGATTTCTTGATTTTGGGCCTCTCGCTGCGCCTGTTCGCCTTTTTGGTTAAACTCGGCGGTAACTTTTTCCCGCTCCGCGTCCGCCGCTTCTTTCTTGGCCGCCTCTATGTCCGCTTCGGTGAAGGTCTTGTCTCCTCCGGCGCCCGGTTTTTGTTTTGCGGAAAGTGCCGGCAATTCGATATCCGGGTTTTCTTCCACCTTCTTCCAGAATTTGAAAATCTCCAAAAATTCACTGAATTTCATTTTTCCCTCCCTTCGGTATTCACCGATTTTAAATTTTTTGCGAAATTTATCTAATCGCTCATTGATAATGGAGCGTTCTTGAGAAGTATACTGAGCCTGGTTGTCCGCCTGGCCCCAGTAGCTCGCCGCCGCCCGCGTCTGGTTTGCATCCGGGCACGGATACCGGTAATTCACCGGGTCCAGGAACTGATCGTCCGGAACGCTTGCCCATTCACCGGGTTTGGTAACATGGCCGCCGTCTTTGATTGCAATTTTGTATTTTTTGGATCTGGCCTCCTGCGCGGCTTTGTCTTCTTTGGATGCTGAAAATTCAAAAATTACGGATTCATCATCGTCAAAGCGAAGATCCGCAAGACCTTTGACCGCAGGCGGCGCCGCGCCTAAAAAT